TTTATGGTGTTTTGATTGTTATAGGCTTAACACTGGCAGTAGTTATTGCGTTTAATCTTGGTCGAGATGATGGTTTAACCACATATCGTAAAGAATTCAAGACATATCAAAATACCGTTGTAGTTCCAACATTGGCATTATCAGATAGTCTAAAGAAAAAAGTAAACAGTTTGTTAGTTATTGCTGATTCTACAAAAACTGTTGCGGAATCTTTGACTGTAAAAATTAATGGGATGCAACGTAACAATACCTTATTACGTGTGCAGAATGCAAAGTTATCAGATAGTTTAAAATCTATTCCGTTGCCTCCAGAGTGTGATGCATATAAAGATTTAGTAGTTTCGCTGGAAACTGAAGTAGACAGTTTACACGCTACTGTAAATACTCTTGAAAAACGCGATACGCTTCGATTGGTTGAAATTAACAATCTTCGTATAGGATTGTCGTTTCAAACTACCCGATCAGACAGTTTACAGAAAGTTGTAATTAACTTTCCAAAACCACCAAAACCCCGAAAACTGCTTGGTATTGAGTTGTCCAATAGAACAATGTTTGTTGCGGGGATCGTTGTCGGTGCCACGGCAGTTGGAGTTGTTAAATGAATACAAATTTTAAAGATCTGATCCGCAAAGAATACCAGAAATGTGCGAAAGACCCCGTATACTTTATGAAGAAGTATTGTTATATTCAACATCCGATTAAAGGTCGGTTGTTGTTTAATCTCTATGACTATCAGGAGCAATGTCTTTCCACGTTTGAAGAAAAGAAATATACTATTATATTGAAAGGCCGACAGATTGGTCTTTCTACCGTAGTTGCGTGTTATGGTTTGTGGATGATGATCTTTCACAAAGACAAGAATGTTCTTGTTATTGCTACTAAACAAGAAACCGCTAAGAACCTAATTACCAAGGTTAGATTTGCGTTTGATAATTTGCCTCCGTGGCTGCAAGTGCCTTGTATTGAAAACAACAAACTCAGCCTTAGATTTAAGAATGGTTCACAAATTAAAGCTAGCTCAAGTTCAATAGATGCCGGTCGTTCCGAAGCTGTATCCTTACTCGTGTTCGACGAAGCAGCCTTCATTAAAAATATCGAGGAAATTTGGACGGCTGCTCAGGCTACACTATCTACGGGTGGTAAAGCCATTCTTATTTCTACGCCAAACGGTATTGGTAACTTTTTTTTCAAGAAGTATACAGAAGCCGAAGAATTTAAAGATCGCTCAAGAGATGGGGTATTTTATCCCATTAAACTTGATTGGCGTGTTCACCCAGAAAGAACCCAAGCATGGCGCGACGAACAAGAGAACATTCTTGGACCACAAAAGGCTCGTCAAGAATATGATGCCGAGTTCTTGGGTTCTGGGAATACCGTTATTGATGGCGATGTCATTGAATTTCATCGGGTTACTAATGTTCGCGATCCCGAGATGAAACGTGGACCGGGCGGCGATCTTTGGGTTTGGGAAACGGTAAATTATAATAAGAGTTACATTGTTGTAGCCGACGTGGCACGAGGCGAAAATAGCGAAATCGGTGACTATAGTGCAGCCCATGTTATTGATGCAGAGACGTGTGCGCAGGTCGCAGAGTATCGCGGTCGCATTAATACTACAGAATATGGTCATATGTTGGTGGCGATTGCTACCGAATACAATGATGCATTGTTGGTCATTGAAAATAGCAATATTGGATGGGCTACTATTCAAACTGCCATCGACCGTGGATACAAGAATTTATTCTACATGACCGAAGACATCAAGTATCTTGATCCCAATGAAATTCCAAGTAATAAGTTGTATCGTCAACAAAAAAATGCTATTGCTGGATTTACGACTTCTGCTCGAACTCGTCCGCTCATTATTTCTAAGCTTGACGAATATATGCGAAATAATTCTGTAACCATTCGTTCTCAACGCACAATTGACGAATTGATGACTTTTGTGTGGGAAAACGGCAAGGCACAGGCCGCCGAGGGATATCACGATGATTTGATTATGGCATTATCCATTGGTTTGTGGGTAAGAGACACTGCTCTACAGATTCACAGCACTAATATGCAATATACAAGATTGGCACTTGATAAGATCACTAAAGTCAGTGGAGTAGACGCGGTATATACTCCCGACCGTGGACCATCCAACCCAGGCGTAACGCTCAATCGTTATACTAGACCGGCTAACAGTGATATGCCTATAATGATTGGCGGTGCAGATCCGTATCAGATGCCTATTTTGGGCGGTGGATTACAAAACCCCAACAACCAAGAAGATTTACGGTGGCTTTTCTAAAGTTATGTCAAATCTCTTCACAAAGTTACTACTTATGGTAGATTGGCATTTTTATAAGAAACAATTCGGGAAGAAATTTCCGGTTTACATTAAAGAGGGCGTATGGCAGACGAATTTGTAGCAAAATTTATATCTACGTTACTGGCTTCTCGGGATCAGGCACATGTATTTCATCTACAAACCCGATCCTATGCTGTTCACAAGGCGTTGAACGAGTATTACGACGCTGTGGTAAACTTAATTGATGAATTTGTGGAAAGTTATCAGGGTCGATATGGTATCTTGACAGGTTTCAAACCGGCCACGTCGTTTATTGAAACTGAGTCATCCGAAGATATAGTCAAGTATTTCGTTGCACTTAATGATTTTGTGGATCGTTCCAGAGAAAGACTGCCAAATGACGGTTTTATTATGAATCAAGTTGATGAATTGTCACAACTTATCAACTCTACATTATATAAGTTGACATACCTTAGCTGAGATTTTTATGATTAGAATGGCGCGATTGATTGATATGCCTAGTTTCAATGGTGTGGAACTTGGAAAAGTAATGGCCGATGCGCGCTTACGAGCGTTTAAATCACCGGTTACCGAAAATTCTGGTGAAGAAGGTCAAGAACCACCTTCTTATATGAACGTGTCTAATTTGCAAGCTATGAAAGCCAACATTGAATACTTGTTGTCACATGTTACCGAAGAAACCGAAATAGGAAATTGGGCCGAAGATCATATTGCGGTTGCGGCACATGAACTTTCTCAGGTTGCTGACTACTTTCGCTCTAAGGAACAGGAGATAGACCGTGGCTCAAATCCTACTCAGTAATTTACTCAATGAGGGGTGCGGCTATTCCAAAATGGCACCTATACCACGAAGAGAATCCTCTAGTAATGACGATGATGTAGCTCCAGAAACCGGCGTAATGACTTCTGGTGCGGATACTATTCCCCGAGAAAAATCTGATAAGCTATTTAAAGCGTTTAAACTTGATAAAACCACGGTCGATCCCCATCAGTTTCATATGGGAGTCAATGTTGAACTTGAACACAACGATGTAACCCACGGCGACCTAAAGAAAATTGCGCTTATTGCATTAGCTCACCTTGCTGAAGATCCCGCATACTATACCAAGCTATCACAAGTTGAAGAAAATGACCGCATCGAGAATGATCCATGTTGGAAAGGGTATAAGATGGTAGGTCAAAAAGAGAAAAACGGCCGAGATGTGCCAAATTGTGTACCTGATGAATCTCGTATGCCGTTGATGGGAGATCTATTGGATGAAAGTAAGCCTGCCAAGGGTAAAAAGTGGAAGACGAATGGTGTATCTCACGGTCAAAAAGGTGTAAGAATCTCTCCAGGAACACCTCGCGGTGATGCTTATTGCGCTCGCTCGGCTGGAATCAAGGGTGATTGGAAAAATGACCCAAACAGTCCAAACCGTCTTAGCCGTAAGAAGTGGAAGTGCCGTGGCAAAAAGTCAATGAAGTAAAGGAGCATTATATGAGTTTAATTACACTGTTTTCTAGCGGTTCGTCTGGCACGGGGTCAGCGGTGGAGTTGTCATCTACGCGAAAGACCGATCTTGTCATTCAAGTTGCTCCGGGATCTTATACCAGTGTACAAATTTTTGGATCTGTTGCTGGTGTTGCTCCAGCGGCATTGCCTGGTTATAGCATTACGGGTAGCGTAACTTCTCCGACCATTACTACTTTCACGCCGGGAATGTATGTTATTCCCAATGCCGGTGGTCTTGTTGTTGAAGCTCGTGTAGCACTATCAGGTGGATCCGGATCTGTATTTGCAAAAGCACTGACTGGCTAATATATTATGGCTCCAAATAATCAAGGATTGTTTCCACGACTTCGTAAACTATTCTCACAAGGCGTAGTTGTACGACATGTTGGAGGCAAAAAACTCAAGGTCGCTGATACCGACTATATTCAGTCCTATTTGTCAAATGCATATAAAGACCGATATAGCCGTATTTTCAGTGCGTCCAGTATGGGAGGTAACAGCTTAAACAACCAGTATGGGTTGAATATGGCTTACCAGACCCAGCGTATCATGCTTTTCCGTGAGTATGATATTATGGATGGCGATCCCATCATTAATTCTGCACTCGACATCTATGCCGATGAATGCACATTGATGAATGAATATGACGAGATGTTGACTATTGAGTGTGATGACGAGAACATCAAGGAAATTCTTCACAATTTGTTCTATGATATCATTAACATTAATTTCAATTTATATCCGTGGGTTCGCAATCTTTGCAAGTATGGGGATCAATTTGTTTTCTTAGAAATTGCCGAAGAATACGGAATTATTAATGTTCAACCGCTTTCTGTGTATGATACCATTCGTGTAGAAGGTGAAGACCCAGAAAATCCCCGATACACCTATTTTCAAAGTGTGGGAATGACGGGTCAAAAAATGAAGTTTGAAAATTATGAAGTGGCACACTTTCGATTGATGAGCGATTCAAACTGGCTTCCATATGGTAAAGCCATGATTGAAGGCGCTCGTCGTGTTTGGAAGCAGCTTACGCTAATGGAAGATGCTATGTTAATTCATCGCATCATGCGTGCACCGGAAAAACGAGTTATCAAACTTGATATCGGTAACATTCCGCCGGCAGAAGTAGATGCGTATATGCAACGTATTGCCGATAAGATGAAGAAAGTGCC